ATTCGAATAACCTCGCAGGCCCGGGGCGCCAGAAGGACCCAAATAAATATAAACATATAAACAACAGATTGCAATTGCAGCTAATTATATATATCGCCAACATTTCCGATACAAACAATTATTTGCCTTTGAGCGTGGTTAGCGTTGCAGGTATCAGCTCGAGCGGTGGCGGTGGCGGCCCGGGTGACTGCGGCCCGATATCAGCAAACGGGGCCAGATCGGTTAGGGGTGATATCAGCGGGGGCGGCCAGGCCAGGGGCGGCAGATATCAGCAGGGCCGGCCAGATCGGCCGCCCCGCCGTCAGTGAGGCGGGCTTGAATCACGGGCGGCCGATATCAGCGGGCCCGTCTGCCGGGCGGCCCGGTGGCCACCGGCGGCCCAGGGTGGCGGCCCAGGGTGGCGGCCCAGGGTGGCGGCCCAGGGTGGCGGCCCAGGGCCGCCGGTGGCCAATAAAAAGACCCCCCGGCCAGGACGGCCAGGGGGTCAGGGGTCAGGGGTCAGGGTCAGACGGTCAGGGCCGGCGGCCCAGGGATCACCAAATCAGACGGGCGGCACCATCTGGCAACCGTTGCGGGTGATCGGTGGCGGCCAGGCTGAACTGATCCGCCACCAATCGATCGGCCCCCCTGCTGACCTTTACGGTCAAGGCCAACGCCACCCCGTGGGGATCGGCCCACCGGTGATCGGTAAGGTCACCCGGAACCACCGGCACCGTTACGGGTGAGCCACCGGCGGGGGTGAGCTCGAGCGCCACCGGCAGGGCCTGCCCCCGGCCCAGGGCGATGGGCACGGCCAGGCGGAAGCCGGCCCTCAGGGCGGCGGTGGCGTCAGCGGTGGCGGTGGCCCGATCGGCAGCCATCGATGCCGTCACATCCCACCCGGCGGCCCGTTGCGCAGCCAGGCCCAGGGGCCCGGACACGGGGGCTTTGCTGTAATCGTAAAAGTGCAACGAGCCCTCGCCCCGTGGCACGGCCAGGGCCTGGGCCAGGGTGAGCTGATCACCCGGAACCACCGGCAACCCGTAACGGTGGCCCAGGGCCGCCGTATCTGCCGGGGTGATCGGCACCCATAAGCGGTGCCACCCGATCGCCGGCCCCTCATCGGTGCCCCTCAGTCTCACGGCCAGGGCCTGGCCGGCAGTCTGGGCCCTGGCCCAGGCCCGGGCGGTGGCCCATAGGACCGCCCGCCCATAGGTGACAGGGTCAGCGATCAGCGCAAGGGTGCGGCGGCCCCGGGCGGTGGCCACCGCCGCACTGATCCCACCATGGCCGGCCCAGGCCAGGCAACCGGCGGCGCATCCGGCGGTAGCCCAGGGGCACCCGTTCCACCGGCGGCCCCGATCGGCCACCCCCTCGCGGGCGGCCAGGGCGGCCAGGGCCGGCAGATAGGACCGGGGGGCGGTGGGCCCAGGGCGGCCAGGGGTCAGGGCGGCGGCCAGGGACCGGGCCGGCAGGTGATGCAGGATCACCCCGGCGGCCAGATCGGCCCCCTTGGCAAGCTTGGGGTTTGAATCAGTCAGCAAATCGGCCAGGGTCAGGCTGAACCGGGCCAGATGGGCCGCGATATCGGCCGGCAGTGCTAGCGGGGCGGTCCGGCGGGCGGTGGCAGTGGTTTGCATGGTATGGGTGAGCGGGGCTCAGGGTGAGCCCCTAAGGGGGCCGGCATGCGGCCCCGGTAGGGGGTCAGGCCCAGGCCTGAAAAGCAAGGGTGGGCAGGGCAGCCGCGCCCCATAGGGGGCTCGAGTCTGCGGCCAGGCCCACCGCCCGCCCGAGCTGATCAGCGGCCCAGGCATGCGGCAACCGACAACCGGTGGGCGGTGGCCCATAGGTTCGGCTCACCCGGCGGCCGGCCAGGGTGGCCCAGGCCCGATAACGGCCCGGGGCCGTCTGCCGGGTCCTGATGACGTAGGGGGTCAAGGGGTCACCCCCTGCAGGGTGGCGATGACGGCAGGGCAGCCGCCACGGGCGGCCAGGGCCTGGGCCACCGCGGCAGGGTCAGGGTCCAAGCCGATCACATCTGCCAGACGGCGGGCGGTGGCCCGCATCGGGGCCGTCAGGAGCCACCCGGCGGCCTGAGCTGCGGCCAGGGCACCGGCAGGGCTGAGCTCACCCGAGAATGCCAGCCCCTCGATCGGGCGGCCCAGGATATCGGCCAGGGCCACCCCCTCAGTGGGCCACTGCCACCCCGCCACCATCGGCCGGGGCCGATCGGTTCCGGTGGCAACCCGGGCCATCGCAACGGCCAGGGCCAGGGGGTCGGCAGGGTCGGCCGGCTCGGCCCCGGCGGTGATTGCCTCGAGCTCAGCAGCGGCGGCCAGGGCCCATACGGCCCGCTCACCCGCGGCCAGGGCCTGGCCCTCGCCTGGGTGAGCCATCACGTAAGCGTAGGTTTCGCCGCCGTCAAGCGATGCGGGGGCTGGCAGGGCCTGCCACGGGAGCCCCTCGCGGCGCAGCAGAGCTACGGCGGCGGCACAGGGGCCCTCTGCCGCGGGCACAGCCAGACGGGCGGCCCGATCGCGAGGTGAGCGCCTGATAGTGGCAACCCACTGGTTCCGGCCGTGGCTGTCAGAGCAGAATCGGACGATCACCGCGGGGCGGGATCCGACAATCGGGCAGTGGCTGACGTCAGTGGCGACCCGATCGCGGCCCAGGGCGGCCAGGGCGGCAGGATCGTAGGGGTGAGAATGCATGAGTCCTAGTGGTAAGGGGTCAGGGTTGAACGGGGGCCACCCTTAGATGGGCGTCGGGTGAGATACGGGCGGCCAGGGCGGCCAGGCGGTGGGCGTCAGATAGGGGCCGGGCGGCCCCTAACGTTTGCCACCCGGCGGCGATCCCACGCCACCGGCAGACGGTCGCGAGGATCACAGCGCCACCCCCTGCCCACGGCAGAGCTCGAGCGCTCGGGCCTGGGCCCGGGTGACCGGGGGCAGGGCGGCCAGGGCGGCGGCGGCGGTGGCGATGGCCCCTATGGGCAGGGCGGCCAGGGCCCGATCGGTCGACCACTCGCCCGCCATGATCGGGCCATCACTAACCCAGGACCCCGGCAGGGTGACCCCGGCCCCTGTCAGGGCCTGAGCGATCGGCCACAAGATGGCCACCCGCTCACCCTGCAGGGCCACCCGGGCCCGAGCCTCAGGGGTCCCCGGGTCCCAAGGTTGACCGGCCCAGGCGTCGCCCGTAGGGGCGGGGCTGAGCTGATCAGCCCAGGCAGTCAAGGCGTCAGCATGCGCCACCGCGGCGGCGGCCCTGTCAGGGTCACCCGCGGCGGCCAGGCGGGCCCCCTCGGCCGATCGGGTGATAGCCCGGGCCTTGAGGCTGTCAGGGCACGGGGCGGGCTCTGACAGGCCCACGGCTAAAAGGCGGGCCAGGCGGGCCAGACTGACAGGGCGGCCCGCTGCAGCGGCGGCCCTGAGCTCGGGCAGGGTGATCGGCTCAGCCGGTGGCGCGGGCGGGGCCGGTGGCAGGGGCTCACCCGGCAGCACCGGGCGGCGGCGGGCGGCCGGCAGATGGCCGACCCCGCTCAGGCCCAGGGATTGGCCCAGGTCAGCGGCCAGGGCGGCCAGATTGACAGGGGCGGGCTCAGACGTTGCGCTCAGGCGGGGCCGGGCCTGGGCCACCGGCTCAGCCACCGGGGCGGCCACCGGGGCGGGCTCAGCGGCGGCCATCTGCCGCAACCGGCCCAGGTTGACGGCGCGGCCATCGACGACATACCGCAACGTTTGGCACCCGTACCGGCGGGCGGCGTCCGGGCCGGTGGCGCGGGTGACCGTGTGGCCGGCGGCCCGCAACGCGGCGACCGCGGCGGCGGCGGTGATCAGAACTGACATAACTAAGGGTGAGCAAAGGCCCCTTATAGGGGTCACCCATAAATAGGACCGCGGCGGCCGTTTGGCAAGGGCACCCGGGGCGGCTGTGACAGATACCAGCCCGGCCCCGTTGCAGACGGCGCCACCGGTGGCGGGACCGTACCGGCAGGCGGTCACCCCACCCGGGGCGGTCGCCACCGGCAGGCGGTCACCCCACCCGGGGCGGTCGCCACCGGCAGGCGGTCACCCCACCCGGGGCGGCGGACACCGGCAGGCGGTCACCCCACCCGGGGCGGCGGACACCGGCAGGCGGTCACCCCACCCGGGGCGGCGGCCAATCGACAAAATATAAATATATCGTAGCGGTTGAGTTAATGATATTTTGCGATCTGCGCGGCTGGCTTATAGCGTGCATGTTGCAAAATATAGTTAACTCTCTGCGACGATATAGCAATCGCGCAAAAGTACGATTGCAAAATATAATTTACCTTATGCTCATACCCGCATACAGGGGTAGACCGTGCGCGAGCACTTCCGCGGGGCGGCGGGGCAGCGCCAAGGAGCTGGCCGCCATAAATCGCCAAGATCTTGTGTATATAAAATCTTGAAAAAACACTATAAAAACCGACCCTATGCAAGTCCCAAAAATTTTTGAGGCCCATCAAAACCGGCACTCCGCAAGTTCCAAATTTTTCTGGCACAGATACATCCAATAATGCACAATCGCGTCAGTGACGTAACATTCGCAGTCCCACCAGTCTTCACACACTGCGTGCGAAACAATGTCGTTCCAGATGTCATTGCAGAACCACACGTGCTTCCGTGATAAGATTTGTGACACCGCATAGATGAATCCGGCGGTGTCAATCGCAGCAGACCGTGAATCAATCGCAATAATGTTCCACTGGCAGTAACCGGTCGCCCACATGCTGTCGAGCCATTCGGGCAGCTTCTCAGACAGCCTTGCCATCAAGAATTCAAACTGCTCGTCATCAATTGCGACCTCGACAGTCGCATAGCTGGTGTAGTTATTCATGGCTTCAGTGCGATCGCCCAACGAGGTGCGCGGCTGGTGTGACCCATCCGTGCCTGCTGCATCTTGCTGTCGACCTTGACAACAAGACCATCGCAATCGAATGGCATTGCATGTTGCAGTGCGCAGAAATCCCTGAACATCGACTCAACATCAGCGACATCTTCAGCCGCCATACAGTCAAGAACTGCGAATCCGGCGCACTTGAGCCACTGCACCGCAGCGGTCACCGTCGCCACGTCGCGCATGCCCACCAGGTCGAACGCCAGCACCTGCAGTTTGACCTTGCCGTCACCGCGCCTCAGAGCGGCTGCACAGGCGTTCCGGGACAGCCCAGGTGCGATGACCTCGCCACGGACCTCCACCAGGCCCTCAGGATCGCCCGGGAGCTCGGTGATGATCCCTGCACGCAGCGCAGCCTCGGTGACGTCCCTGCCGCCGCGCAGGTGGGCGTGGACGAACACGCCATCGCGGTACACGAGGTTGATCGAGACGCCGTCGGCCTTGAGCTGCACGCAGAAGGGCCCCTGAGAGGCCTCCAGCCATGCCTGCCAATGCGTGGGTACGTCGAGGGACAGCAAGGGGCCCTGCAGACCCTCCTGGGCGCCTCTGGCGGCCAGCCAGTCGAACCATTGGTCCGGGACGATGGGAGTGCCACGCCTGTAGGCCGCGTCAGCCAGCTTGATCAGTGCATTAAGCATCGGTTTAAGAACGTCAACGCCCATCACCGTATCGCACGCTCCAACGCTTCGTCAAGGTATCGCGGGAAATTTTCCCGAGCGAAACGATCCGTAATGCCAAACCAGTCGTATTTGGTCCCCACGGTCGGCAGTTTGGGCGCATAGCCGAAGAGCATGAACAGCGATCGGCCCTTGCGCTGGTAAATGCCGGGCTTCAGGTTCCCGCGCTTGGGCCCGCTCTTGCGTCCGTCTGGTGTCGAGAAGAAGCTCCCGTCATCACGCCGCAGACCCGCCTTGACCTGCGAGTACTGGCTGGGCGCCATGTTCCCGTAGGCGTTCACCCGCACACCCCGCCCGCCGATGAACGGGATCGGGTGCTGGGTGGTGATGCCCTCCCGGCGCAGGAACGTGGCAAACCGGGTCTGGTACACCGGCTTCCGGCCGGCTCCGTCCTGGGTGCTGACCGGGTAGAGGTAGCTAGCCGGTGCCTGACCCTTCGGCCCGTCGGTGCTGATTCGAAACCTGAGCTCGAGGCCATCAGCCGAGTACCTGGGGCTGGCCAGCGTGAACGGCACCGGGTTGTCGAACCCACCGGACTCCATCCACTGCCGGTGGTGCTGCTTGAGCTCCCACCCGAGCTTCTTGAGCGCCTGCGACCCGGCGTAACGCATCTGCACGGCCCGGAGTGCGTCCAGGCGGCTGACCAACTGGCGTGCGTCGAACTGGATCACAGGGTTGGCCATGTCCCAATTCTGCCCCCCGCGCCCCCTCAGGTGGAAAGATCGACTGCGCTGGAACGGGTCTCATCGTGAGACTCAGTGCGACAGCAGTGAGAACCCAGTTGTACCAAGGGTTTTGCTGCCTGAAACGCCAAGAACCGTTGCGGCGCAAGGGTTGTTACGTTTTCAAGGGGCTGTAACGGTGACCGTTACACCGAGATCCCTTCCAGCGCAAGGCTTGTAACGTTGTAACACCATATCTCTAGATAGATAGGTAAGTAGTAAGAGGGGGGGGGTATAGGGGGGTATGGGTATATATGGGGGTGTTTCCCGGGAAAAAACGTTACAACCGTTACGCCCGTTACAACCCTTGGTACGACTGGATTTTTACCGTTACAAAGACCGTTACGGCGTAACGTTACACCCCGATTCTCATGAGACTCACCTTGAGACTCGCCTGTCTCATTTGAGTCTCACTTTGAGACTGACCCCTGGGACCGTTACACCTTCGGGCGAGGTTAAGAAGGTTTTTAACCTATTCAAGGAATGTCGCAAGGGGTATCACAGTTGCCCTGCTAACACCAGAACCCGCAAACCTCACCGGATTGGCCGACGCAGTTGCACCAGGGATACGCTTCAGCGATTGCCTGAAAGCATTGTTTGCCCAAGGTGTATCGCGCAAAATAGCGGCAAGGTTAGCGTTGTTGTTAGCGATTGCAAGGCTGCTGTCAATCACCCGAAGGCCATACCGACCGATAAGCGTATCGATGCTTTCACCGTCATCAAAACTTGAATGCGACACAATTCGCCTTCCTTTAACGTAGTCGGTGACAAGCTCAAGCATTGACATTCTCTTGCTTCCTCCTACGTTTAGGAGATATTGGAGGATGTAATTAAGGCACTTGTTTTCGTCCGCATCGGTCTCGTCGACCTGCTTCGAGCTCATGTCCATAGAACCGACCCATTCCCGGGCCTCTTCGATCGTCACCAGCCGATCACCCAATCCGGCAGGCATCAGGCTCCACGCACCGGCGAGGAGTGCCCCGTTCTGGTCGCCAAACCGCTGGCCATAGGCCTCGGCCAGCACCGACGCGAACACCTTGCTGTTGCTGCGAATGGTCGGGATGTGCTTGATGGTCCTCGCCACCAGCATGCGACCGACCTCTTCGGTGCAGTGCTGAGTGATCTCGCGGCGCAGGGCCTCCCAGTGCTCCTTGGGCTTGTCCTTGGCGGGGACAAGGGAGAGGACGCAGATGCGATCGAAGTCGGCTTTCTGGAAGATGCCGACGGTGATCGAGCTAAAGCAGAACATCGATCGGATCTCGTAGGCCGCCGTGCCGCCGGTGGCTGTGCCTTTGATGATCTGACCGCCTTCCGATGACGCGACCCGGGCCAGGGCCAGGACTGATTGGACGAGGGACTTGTCCTTGAGCTCGTTCTGCTCGAATTCGTCAAAAAGAACGGGAATGGCATCAGAGCGGAGAGCGCCACGGATGCCGGCTTCGGTGGTGCCACCGGTTGCAGCTTTGAAGATGCCACCGAGGAGCGGGCGCATGAAATCGCGGAGCACCGTCGACTTGCCCGAACCAGCAGCCCCCGTCACCCAGATGTGCGGGCGCCAGGAGAGGGCACCGCAGACGGGCGCGAGAACGATCCAGCCGAGGAGGAGGTTGGCCGAAACGGGCGACTCCCAGGAGAAGCGCTCGGAGATGTTGGCGAGTGCTGTTGCGGCTTCGTCGGAGAGAGGCGTGTCGGATGGACCGTCGAGTGATTCGCTGTTTTCGTAGAAGTAGCGGGAATCGAATTGATGTGGCTTGGGGATGTGCTTGCCGTCAGCGATGAGTCGATTGCCGAGGTGAACGATGACGGAGTTGCCATCGCACCAGGCCCCGCGACCGCGCACGAGGGAGGGTGAGTAGATGCCGGTTGATTGGCAGCGTGCGATGAGTGAGTTGACTGCCGAGTCCCAGTCAATGGCGCCCGTTTTGGTTTGGAAGAGGGTTGCCCACCAGGTGAGTGGGGCGAGGGTCATGAGGTTGTTCTTGGTGTGAGAACCGGCCGAGAGCTCGATCACCTGCCCGCCACGGGAGGGCATGTAATAGAAGTTGTTGCGGTTGAAGCCAAGGCAACGGAAGGGGGTGTCATCGGCGGGTGCGCCGCCTGCCGCAGGTGCCGGTGCGAGTGGTGGGAGGTCGCGGACGGGTCGTTTGCGCTTGTAGCCGTAGTGCTTGGCCCAGTACCAGAAGGTGGATTCGTTGACGCGTGCGCCACCAGAGCGTGCGACCTGCTGGATGCCCTTCCACTCAGGCGAGTGGGATTGCATTAGGGATATTGCTTCGTCTTCGTTGCCGGTTGCTTTTATGAGGCCCCAGAGGATGTTGCGGTAGATGTCGTAGGTGTTGGTGCCGGGTTTGCGCGGGGGGATGCAGGCGAGTGCGTCGCGGATTTCATCGGGCGTTGAGGTAGAGGGGTAGTCGGTGAATTTTGCGGGTTCGTAGAGCTGCTGTTCTGAGGGGAGGAATGCGGCGAATTGTTCGACGGTGTAGTGGTTGTCAGAGGTGTGGATGATGTCGGTGCGGCCGTCTGGAGTGCCGTCCTTGTCCATGTGCATGGCACCGGGGAGGCGCATGACACGGGAGGGGTTTTTAAGTTTTGTGTCGGCCTCGAGGTAGTCGAGTAGCCGGGTTTGGATTGACTTCCATGTGTCAGAGGAGACCGGCTCTGAGAGCACCCAGTAGTTGTGGATGGACTTGCCGCCGGTGTCGACCTGGATGGTGGGCTCTGGGAGGTTGAATTCCTGCCATGCGGTGACCTGCCAGTCCTTGGGGCGGTCGTCCCATTCGGCGAAGAAGGCACGACAGGCGGTGATGTCGGCATCGGTGTCGCCGCCGTCATTGATGACGAGGTAGACGCCGCGCCCTTCGGATTGCCAACGGGTGATGGTGTTGCGATCGGGGCCAGATTTGCGGCCGGAGTCGGAGTCCTTGAGGGGATGGCCGGCGGGGTAGAAGCCACGAAGCCTGATGGAGCCTGGGTCTTTGCCGAGGGCGAGGACGAAGGCGTTGGCAGCGTCGAAATCAATCATGCCGTTACGGTAGCACCTGAATTTTGTGGTACGCTATGCGAGTCGTTGCTTTTGGAGCACACCCTTGAATAGAAAAGATAGATGCGGCGACTGCCGATGGTGGGACTGGATGGGGGAGCTGGAGGGCACCCCGGGCAGCATCGGCCGTTGCCGGCGGCATGCACCGGTCGTTTCGGTTCACACGGAGCACAGCCTGAGTCTGGCAATGATCGCTGTGTGGCCTCTCACCGGAAATGGTGAGTGGTGCGGTGAATGGAGGCGCAAGTGAGGTGGCTGCTGGCTGCCGTGCTGCTGACGGCGCCGGTTCAGGCTCGAGAGGTGACCGCCAGCACCTATCACGAGTGGTATGACGGCCGGACGACCTATTGCGGCCAGGTCTACCGTCACTGGGGCGTGAGCGCAGCTCATCCCTGGCTGCGGTGCGGGACGATCGTGACCGTCACCCACCGAGGGCGTCGGTTGCGTGTGCCGATCACCGACAGGTGCGACTGCGGGCGAATTGACCTGTCTGCTGGCGCTGCGCATCGCCTGGGTGTGCCCCTGGACGGCATCGCAAATGTTCACATAACACATCCTTGAACATGAAGCTACTGATCATTGACACAGAGACCACAGCATTAAAACCGACCGATGGCAGCTTGGCCGAGGTTGGCATGATTTTCTTTAGCGTTGAACATCGTGCGGTGATTGCACAGATGTCGTTCCTGCTGCCGGTGAGCTCCAATCCGGCTGAGCATGTGAACGGCATCAAGCCAGCACTGACAACATGTGCTCCTCCTGGCGCAACGGCTAACATGCAGGGCGCCGCTTACGACATGGCGTGTCATTGTGACGCTTATGTAGCGCATAATGCAGCATTTGATCGTCAATGGGTGGAGGATTTCTTGCCGAAGCGCCCATGGATTTGCACGATGGATGATGTTGAGTGGCCTGGTGTTCGCAAGCGTCCGGCGTTGCAGAACGTAGCCCTGGCCTATGGTGTGCCGGTGTGGGCTGCACACCGAGCGCTGACAGATTGCATTTACATCGCGCAGGTATTTGAGCGGTGCCCGAATCTTGAGGTGCTGCTTGCTGATGCAATGAAGCCACGGTTTCTGTATCAGGCCATTGTGTCATTTGAGAGCAATGGCTTAGCCAAGGATGCTGGTTTCAGTTGGGACCGAGACCGTCGAGCGTGGACGCGGAAGATGACTGCGGAAGCTGCTGAGTTGTTGCCGTTTGGAGTGAAGCAGCTGTGAGCAAACGTCGCGCCGCTTTTGAGTGGTTGATCTTCTTTGTCCCTGTCATTGTCATTGCAACTATTCTTCACGATCATGCGCCGCTTCTATTACCAGATCAAAAGATTGAACAAGATCGGGATGGTGTGGGCCCGCAGCCGCGTCGAGGCTCTTCAGATTATTTCGTATAGCGCCGATGGCGAATTTATTGGTCAGATCGAATGGCTAACTGAATAACCGCTGGGCGTCTTCCACCGAGCGAGCAACGCCTGCGATGCCACCGCGAGAGCGGATGAAATCGATGAACCTCTGCTGTTCGGGCCTGACCCGACCAGTGGGGGTTTTTACTTCGCAGGCACTGAAGACGGCCATGGTGCGACCGACGTGCTCAGGGCCGATGGTGATGGTGCGGAGGCCGATCAGGTCCGAGCCGCCGGGATTGGCAACGCCGAATTCAACCCAGCGATTGGTGCGTGGGTCGGGGAGCTTGCCGCAGTTGTTGCGCCAGAGGGTGACGTCTGGCCTGGTACCGAGCGCAAGTCGAATTGCTTGTTGGACGTGCTGTTCGGACATAAAAAAGGGCCCCCCTTCACTTTGAGGCCCTTGTTTGGTGCCGGGTGCAGTTTACGCCGTCTTGAGCTGTTTCCGCTGCCTTGCTTGCCAGATGTGCTTGGCCCAGCCCTCGGAATAGCCCTTTTCGCGAGCGCGTTGGACCAGATCTTCGTATGTTTTGCAACCTGCTGCAGGATGCGGCTTGCGGATCTTCTGAGCTACTTCACTTGTAATTTCAAGAAGCTCACCTTCAACGATACGCGGTCCTTCACGTTCTGCAACAAAATAAGTATGTCCACAGCAAGGGCACACGGGTGCCGGAGCGTGAGCGGCAAAGCATGCAGGACATTGACGCACAGGTGGTGCTGCCTGGCCTTTGCGCTTCCGTCGTCCTTCCAGGGTCCATTCTCGCGGCTCGTCTGGCATTCCATGCTCGAATACGTTTCCGGCATGATCGAGGACAACAAGGTCGCCTTTATCTTGATGGATACGCAGTCCTCTTCCTATCGATTGCAAGTAAACCGTGACTGACTTGGTGGGTCTCAAGAGAATCACGCAGCCGATGTTGGGGCAATCGACACCAGCGACCCACAGGCCGACGTTCGCCACGAGATCGATCTGGCCGGCCTTGAGGGCCTCCAGCGCATGCTTCCGCTCACCGGCGGTCGATTTGCCTGAGATCGCGACTGCCCTGAACCCTGCAGCAGCGAATGCTTCTGCTGTGTGGGTGGCGTGCTTGATGTTGGTGCAGAACGCGACCGCTGGCCGGCCCTGGGCGTACTTGCGGTAGGCCGCGATGGCGTCGCCGGTGATGGTGGGCTGGTCCATGATCTCGGCCAAGTCGCCCTCGTCGTAATCGCCACCGCGATCGCGGACGTTGGTGAGGTCTGGCAGCGATGGGGCGTAGTAGCGGAAGGACGAGAGCAGGCCCTCATCGATCAGGTCCCGGGTGGAGCAAGTGGGCACGAGGTGATCGAAGAGCTCGTTGAGGCCCTTGCGATCGAGACGCTCTGGTGTGGCGGTGAGACCCAGGAGTCTCGGGTTGCCGGCTGCCTCGATGACGCGGAGGTAGGTCTTGGCGACTGCCAGGTGGCATTCGTCGATGATGATCAGCGCTGGCTTGGACAGGATCGGCCGCCGTGCTGCGGTTTGCACCGAGACCACCTGCACCATGGCGGTCGGATCCGAGGGCATGCCGGCCATGATGAAACCGTGCTGGATGCCCTCACCGGTGAGCCGGCGGCTGGTGTCGAGCAGGATTTCCTGCAGGTGCGCGAGGAACCAGACGGGATTGCCCCGGCTGATCGCTGATCGGATGATCTCAGCGGCTGTTGCTGTCTTGCCCATGCCGGTCGGCGCGACGAGCACCACGGCATCCCGGCCGGCCCGGTAGGCAGCACGCAGATCATCGACTGCTTTTTGTTGTCTGGGGCGTAGTGCAGGCATTGCCAAAGCATACTGCATCGTGTATGCTGTGCAAGTCCTACCTTAGATGTGACCTTGCATCCTGACGAGTACCACGCGCATCCGGCGATGTCCGCGACGCGCCTAAAAGCAATGGTGACCGGCACTGCGCTGGATTATTGGGCCAAGCATGTTGACCCTGAGCGGGAGGTGTTCCAGCCCACCGACGCGATGCGCCAAGGGTCGCTGGTTGACTGCCTGCTGACGGAGCCGACGGAGTTCCACAAGCGCTATGCGGTGCTGCCGGCTGACGCGCCGAAGAAACCGACCAGCAGCCAGCGCAATGCGGCCAAGCCATCGGAAGCGACCGTCCTGGCGATCGCCTGGTGGGATCAGTGGCTGCTGAGCAACGACGGGAAGGAGGTCGTGAATGAGGAGTGGATCGACACCGCTCACGCGATCGCCGGCCGGTTGCGTGCAGATCCAGTGATCGGGCCGCTGCTGGCGAGCTTGCCGACGAAGCAGAAACCGCATTTCTGGACTGATGCTGAGGGCCGCCAGTGCCGGTACAAACCGGACCTCGAGGTGCCGGGGCAGAAGATCCTGCTGGACCTGAAGAAGACGATCAGCGCTCACCCGCTGATGTTCAGGAACCAGGCGTGGAAACTGGGCTATGACGTGCAGCTCGCGCATTACAGCCTGGGCTATGCCGACCGGCACGGGTTTGCCCCTGAGCAGACGGGGTTCATCGCGTATGAATGGAAGAAGCCTTACAACTACTCACTTGTGTGGGCTGACGAGGAATTCATCGACGAAGGCTTCCGCAGGCGCGACGAGGCATTCGACCGCATAGCCGAATACGAAGCGCGAAACGAATGGCCCAGCTACGGTGAGGCGTGGATTGTGCCGCCTGCGTGGGCTGATGTGTCATCCGCTGATGACGATACAAATCTTGATGATCTTGGCTTGGAGGGTCTATGACTGCATTTCAATCGTTTGATGAGCTGTTCCCTGGGCGGTTCCTGAAGGCTGGTCTGTTCAACGGCGAGCCGGTCACCTTCACAGTTCGTGACATCGTTCGCGAAGAGCTCCAGGGCGAGCGTGGCGTTGAGCCGAAGGTGATCATGTCGTTCGAGGAGACGCCGCTGCAGTTGGTGCTGGCGAAGATCAACGCGGTCGCGATCAAGGCGATGTTTGGGCCCGATCCGCGTCAGTGGGTGGGTAAACGGGTGACGCTTTACGGGACCACGAGCTTGATGCCGCACCCGAAACGGCGAAACGAGCCGTGCATCCGGGTGATGGGCAGCCCGGATCTGGCAGCGCCGGTGTCGTGTGAGTGGACGCCGCCGAGACGGAAGCCGATCGTGCAGAACCTGAAGCCCACCCAGGCCGATGATGTGTTCAAGAAGGCATTGGCGGCGATACAGGCAATGCCAATAGAGCAACTGGATTCGGTCGATGCGCTGCTTCAGGCTCGGTTCAATGAGCGAAAGATCACAGCCGAGCAGTACCAGCAGCTTTTCGCTGCAAAACAGGCCCGTTTAGGGGTATAGTGTCAATGCGTTCCGTATCGCAATGAGTTTCAACGTCATTTCCGCCCAGGACATCCCTACCACTACCACTCGAATTACAAAAACCTTCCCGTTGAGGACTGCCCTGCAGCAGCTCCAGATCGGTGAAGCAATCGAGGTGGCTTACGACACCGCCGATGAAGAGTTTGGCTACAAGGCCACCACGATCTCTCAGGTCGCTGGTGCAATGTCGGCTCGTTCCGAGACCATCCGCTATTCGGTGAAGCGCAAGCCCGATGGCAGCGGCTGCTATCTGATTGCCAATGCCAAGCCGGCACCTGGCACCGAGAAGAAGCGCGGCCGTCGCAGCACCAAGAAGGCTGAGGTGGAAGCATGAGCAGCTTTGCTGCCAATGGCGCCATCTTCCGTCAGGATCCGAATGTGCTGCGTCAGCGTATGGGTGACCGCTTCGATCCGTCGAAGCAGTATCCGGCGTACTCGGGGACGATCAATGTGCCGGCTGATCAGGCCTATGCGATCGCTGAGTACCTGATGAATGCGCAGCCCAACGAGCGCAACGAGATCCCGGTGAGCGTGTCTGGCTGGGACAAGTCCTCGAACACCCAGCCTTGGTACATGAGTGTCCAGCTCAAGCCAGACAGCCGGGTGCAGCCTGCTGCGGCCCCGGCTGCTGCTGCTGCTGCTGCGCCCGCTGCCCAGGCCGCCCCGGGCGCCTGGGGCCCGCCCGGTGCTCCGGCCGCCCCAGCTGCTCCGGCCGCACCGGCTGGCTGGGGGCATCCCGGCGCCCCGGCCGCCGCACCGGCTCCCGCTCCCGCTGCGGCCCCGGCAATGACCCCGCCACCGGTGAATCCACCTGGCTGGGGTCCGCCACCCAGCGCTGCACCAGCAGCCGCACCAGCTGCTCAGCCTCCTGGTGCCTGGCAACCTCCGTTCTGATCAACAATGGGGCCTTCGGGCCCTTCAATTTTTCCCATGATTACATTTACAAGCGAATTTCTCAGCCGCTCAGTCGAAATCGATCAAATTCAATCACTTAGCAAAGAAGAACTTGATGGCTTTCATGGCGAATTAAAAGCTGTTATCGCCTCTATCGATGAAGCACTATCGAAAGCCTCAGTAAAACAAGAAGCATCTGGCGTACCGTTTAGCTCGGCCTGGATGCATCGCATCACTACCAAGAAGCGCATTGCATTGAAGTTCGCCGCTGAAGTGAATTCAGCCAAGAATGGCGGATCAGCACGAGATCAGCTCAATCAGTACAACAAAATCTTTAAGGTAAAGTTTCGTGAAATTCTTAGCAAGGAATTTTCAGAGGAAGAACTTCGGGAGATTGAACTCGAAGCTGTTGACGCTGCTCGAAAGGAGTACGAGGCTTGGATCGCCAAGACCGGCCAGAAGCTCTGGTACGTCCCATGAACCAAGAATCGATCGAGGCCGCCTTCAAGGAGTGGTGGAAAGATTCCTATGGTCGCCTGCCTGCGCCTCATGCAGTGATGACCCACGTCGCCTTTGGCGAACACCTGCTGCGACTGCTGGAGTTGATGCGCGAGGCCTAATGCGAGGCAACCGGTTCTGGTATCACATGTCGTGCGACCTGGCCCGGGCGCTGCGACAGGCGGCGCAGGCCAGTCCGACGCCGGCGTTCGAGTGGCTGCAGTTGCTGGACAGGTTCAATTCCAGCAACGACCACGTCGAGTTGCGCACGGCCTTGCGCAATGATGTATCCTTATTGCATCCGCTGCTTCGAGCAGGGGTGTTCTCCGTCGACCACGTCCTAAGCCTTGAATTTGATGATTTGTTACTGATGGACCAAATCGGTCCCACAAGGGCCCATAGAATCATCGAGCTTTGCACTGCTTACAGCAATGGAGCTTCATGATTTAGCTATCCGATTATTTGCTATCTGGGGCTTCTTTGCGTTGATTATTCTTGTTCTATCTAAAATGCTGCCATGACTATTGAAGAAGCTAGGACCGCCAAGATGGCCCTCGAGGTCACCATTCAAAACGCTCTGGATCAGTTTCTGAAGACCACCGGCTGCAAGGTGAGCAGCCTTGATCTGCAAGCATGCAGCACCACGGCCGGCGTCTATCGCTACATCGTGGATGTGGAGGTGCGGCTGTGACTCAGCAATGGGAAACAGATGCAGCACGCTGGCCAGAAGCCATCCTGGAGCTGCGCACTAGGGTTGAGGCGCTGGAGGCTCCGCAGCAGCAGTCTGAGCCGATCGACGAGGAAGAGAACGACCGCCGCTTTCATGCGTGCATGGACCTGATCCGCAACGCCACACCGGAACAGATCCGTGCGGCGGCAGGGCTGCCTGAGCGCAAAGCTTCAAAGGTCTACGAAATCAACGAGCCACTGAAGCTGACGTCCGAGCAGGCGCAACAGTTCAGGGATCTGCTGACGCCAAACTCCAAGCCAGCGGTCAAGGGGCCTTTGCTGGTCACCCGAGTGGCCGCCGCCATCAGTCAAGACGGCGAATCCATCAACTGGTCGGGAGCCTACGCCGCGATCCGCGAGGTGGCGGCGTGGTTGGACGAGAACACCGGCCGTGATGCCGCTTGGATACTGACGCAAGAGGCCGAGCAATGACTGACCTCTCTCCCGCCGCGCAGGCGGTGCTGATTGCTGTGGATGACCTATATGACTTTGGGGCCCCAGAAAATCGCGAAATTATTGCCGTCGCCCTTCGCGCTGCCGTTGATGTCTACCTGGAAGATGGAAATGGTGAAGGGCCTCAGTGGTTCCTCGCCATCGCCGCCGAGCTGGAGGAAATCAATTAAACAATGAAATGCCGCCAATGCAATAGCAAGAACACTCGTGTTACTTCCACAGATCACCAAGAAAAATTTACTAAACGTTATTGTCGATGTCTTGATTGTAATTATCGTTTTCGCACCATTGAAAGATACGAAATTCCAAAACCAGGGCCAACTAAAGGAACGCCCCGACCTGGAATAATAGCCCGTGGTTCACAACACGGATCTTCTATTTTTACCGAACAAGACATTTTGAAAATGCGTCGCATGTATGAATTGAAACAACATACGATTCAAGAAATTGCCAAACAATATGGCATCTCCACTTCTTACACCTCACGCATTGTTAATCGCAAAGCCTGGACCCATGTCTAAATTCAAATTTGAATTTGTTTACAAAATGGAGGCTTGCCAATGACTGACCTGTCTCCCGTCGCGCAGGCGGTGCTGGATGCGGCCTATGCCCTGCCACTCAGGAATGGCCAGCCAAGCATCGGCGCCGCCCTGCGAGCTGTTGCGGATCAACTGATCAATGTTAATTGGAGTTGTGAAATGTGGGAACTTCATCGTGATATTCACGCCATCGCCGCCGAGTTAGAGGGTGCGCAATGACTGACTTCCGTGCGCTGTCCGTCGAGCTGCTCGACTGCCTCGAAAAAGCTGACTGGCCTCCTCGTTATCGGGTGGTGTTCCAGCAATGGGTCGACATCGCTAGCGCAGCGCTTGCCGAGCCATGCCCGGCCACCAAGGCAATCCTGGAGGCATTTCACGAGCAGCAAAGCCCAAGCAAGGCGCTGGCCGCTGCGCTCACCGTCTTGGCGGTTCGCATCAAAGGCGCCGATGGCATCCGCCAAGACATTTTCGACATCGTCAACGAATTGAACAATGACTCCAACTGAAATCATGTCCGATGTGGCAAAAGGAATTACGTTCAAGCAGCGTCTTTTCTTTGCTTTTCTTGGCCTTCTTGTTCTATTCTTTCCAGGCTTCGTTTTCACGATTGTGATGCGCGGCATTGCGCAAGCGGTCAAAAAGCTCGCCAAAGACGACGCTGAATTCGTTGCTTTCTTCTCTGCTTTTTGCGAATCATGAGTAAACAGCTCTTTTCCGTGCTCACCGAGGACAGTGATTTGGCATGAACCGCGATCACACCAGCAGAATTCTTAACAGAAAACAATGGAAACATGTGCCCTAAAACACATTGCCCACTCATCCAGCCGTGGCATCCTGTGCGCGGCCACGCAGCTAATTCCATGCAGCCCTTCTATTTTGCTATTCCCTCAACATCTGTAATAGATTTTGTTTATGCAGAATCGCCCTTGAAAGCCCGTAATGCAGCCGAGTCAGAGTATCCAAACCAATCCTTGGTCGGATTTTCGACTGTTGCCAGAGACGCAGCAGCATATCTCGCAAAGGACACAAAACGCGCTGAAGCGTGGCGGATACGACACCGCGCAACAAATCATGTTGGCCAGCGGCAGCGATCTGATGAAGATTCGCAACTTCGGTCCACTGGCGCTGACTGAGGTGGCAAACTGGCGCGAGGCGCTGATGCAGCAGGACGATCTCCTGTTTCAGCAGTGCCTGAAGGCAGTGATCACTGCCATGGATCAGACGGAATCGATCACGTCTGAGAAGCGGGCTCGCGCAGCGATGAGAGCCATTTGGCAACTCATTGCAGACGGTCCATTCACGGCATGTCGTATTCGACAATTACTCATTTCAAATAGCTGAATTTATGTCTTTCATTTGGCAAGAACATACAGAAGAGAATCAGCCGCTATTCGGCGATGGCATTTCTCGACCGAAGCCGACCGACATCACCAAGCCCTTTAAGGTGATCGTCCGCGTGCCCGGTGCGCTCCCGATGACCTGGACAACGCCGGCTCCGAACCCTGACGCAGCAATCTCCTATGCAAAAGCACGATGGCCCCATGCCCGAATTTCCCTGCCATCCGAAGACCGAGCAACTGAAAGCTGATTTCCTGGAATATCTCTATCAACAATCTGGTCGCACAAACATGCTTTATACCGGACTTTGGCAAGAATTTTGCCTGCAATGCGGCCTCGAGGCAAAGCAAGCATGGTCTGAACAATGATTATTGGACTCTATTCTCCTGCAGCGCAGTCTGGCAAAACCACGGTTGCGCAAGAAATTCAAAAACGCGGTTACAAAGTAAATTCATTCGCTCAACCGCTCAAGGACATGCTGAGTGCCATGTTGAGAAACATGGGTTATTCGGAGGATTTAATTGCTTATCATCTTTACGAAGACAAGGAAGCCTTGATTCCAGAGTTCAAGGTCTCTGCTCGGCACATGCTGCGCACCCTCGGCACCGAATGGGGGCGCACCTGCGTCTCTCCTTCGATGTGGATCGATCACTGGCTTGCCCGGGTCAGTCGATGCAACTTCACAGTTGTTGATGATGTTCGCTTTGTGAACGAAGCTGAACTGATCCGCAACCTTGGCGGGCAAATCTGGCGCATTGTCAGGCCTGGTGTGATGCGGAACACAACGCACGCATCAGAAGGCGGTCTTGATGAATGGCCTTATTTCACTCATGAGATAATCAATGGAGGAACTCTTGAGGAATTACTAAGTGCCATCCCTGAGATACCACTCGGGCCGAATGGTGTTGCTCCCGGCCGGGGATCAGTGGATTGTCCGCTTGAAGGTGGGTAAACAGGTCGTGGAGCTCCCTTTGTCAGCCCGAGAACTGCCGTTGGCGATCGCCGAGGCCGAGCAGCTTTATGCGGATGCGAAGACCATCACCAATGGGCGCCCGACCTGCCAGCAATGCACTCACTGGCAGTTTGTAGCCGGTGAGTGCTCACTGGGATTCCCGGAGGGTAGGCGCTCTGGTGGTAGATGCGCCCACGAGTGCTCAGCGTTCTGGCTGGCCTGACGCCTCACCCAGGCCAGCACCCGCAGGGCCCTGGGAATGCTCCAGTATTTCTGCTGCGTCCACCATGCCCACACCGGCTGGTGACCCTTGTTGCCGTTGCAACGCTTGCAGGCGGGCACCAGGTTGTATTTCACGGTCAATCCACCGTTGAGTCTTGGCACAACGTGATCGAGCGTATCGGCATAGTTGCCGCAATACGCGCAATTGTGTCCCCAAGCCTCAAAGATTGAATGCCGAAAACGCTGCTTACTTGCACGCTTGGGGATCAGCTCTGCTTCCTGAATCGCGTGATCCATCGTCATCGTCCAGAGGCAGCAGCGTGTTCTCTATCTCGATGTCAATTATTTTTTCATTCGATCGAAGATATTCCTCGATCCGAGCACAAAGATTTCCAGCCAATTCTTCTTCGTCGACATCGGACTCGATGATTAAGCGAGCCTTTACATCGACCAGATGGACTGACATGGTTCCGTGCCCTCCGAGGGAACTCTAGGGGGCGAGACGTGCCTTTCCCAGGCGATGCTTCGTGTAATAGGCAGCAATTTCTGGCGCCCATTCCTGGATGCAAGGCCAAAGCAATTGCGAGAACTGCACTATTTCATGCTGAGCGTCGGCCTTGCCCCTGAGGTCCATAAAATGCAGCGCTGATCGCAGGTTAAAGCTGACAACAAAATCCTGTCTGATTGCGTAGGGGATCATGTCCCTGGCATGTTCCTCCGACATTCCTCGCTCCATTGCATTGCGAAATGCAACAGCGGCCTCGAGCAAGATGAAACTATCGACCTTGCGCTGGTCTTCGGTGTACTGATAAGACTTGCCTTTGCGATCGTGGTATTCGCCAGGAGGTCGAAGATAGAATACGTCTTCGATTTCTCGCCTGCCTTCGGCTAGATCGATGATCCTCTTGCCGGTGTAGCGTCCCGACTGCACGTCAAAGCTGACGCCCACACGGTGGGTACGGGCCTGCTGCATCACCGAGTGCGGGAATCCGGCGACAGCCAGGCTGATCTGCGGATGCTCTAGGCAGCCATAGTGCCCTCGCTCGCCAGCCAGCAGCCGTTTGACTGCGATCTCGCCAGACACTCGCTCGCATGGTGGATCGACGCAATCGATCACCGAATCCTCGCTGTAGTCCTGGTGCAATGCCAGCCAGACAAGCTGTTGCGGGCTTTCAGTGGCACGGAGCGTTTTAACGCGGAATCGTGAATCCATTTCAGCCACGGCTCGGTTGAACGCTCTTGTCCATGTTGTAGCGGCCAGTCTGCGAATAATCGCGCAGCGGTGCCGACAGCATTAGCTCAAACTTCATCTGTCCAATTTTGATGCCATGCCATAGCTTCACCGGATGCAATTGGCGCAGGCAATGCAGTTCCATTGTCAGGCGGCTGCCATGCCACCCGGGATCGCAATAGCCGCAAAGCGCATGGCTGATGCCCTCGCGGCCACGGCTTGATTTCAGGACGAACTGAGCGCAGATGTCATCCGGCAGATTGAATGTCTCGATCGTCTCGGCCAAGATGAACTGTCCCGGCTGCAGATAGAACGGGTCATCTTTGGTGGTGTGCGCAATCGACACCGCTCTGAGCTCGTCGTCGACCGCGTCCTCGACCATGATCGTGGGCCCAAGACGCACATCCAGGCTGGCCGGATTGATCAGATCCGAATCGTAATCTTCAACCATTCCATAGATTTGACAATAACGAGCAATTTCGTGATCAGGTAAGATCATGAGTCTTTTGATTCCAGTGAATTATGGCATATCAATACCAAGTCCGTCCATGATTTCTGCTGCCATTTCGTAATGTTTCTGCTCGACAGCGCCCGCCTTGTGTCCAGTCGTAGCCAGGGCCAGCTCGACCTCCAGGTGCGCAATCCGCTTGAGGGATTCCATGAGCGTGCTCTCTAGGATGAACACCTGGCGAATCAAGGTGGCGGTCAAGTCCAACAATTGCTGCGGATTTTTCAATCCGTGTTCCCGAGTCGACCGAACCATGAGCTCGCACTCGAGTTGAACACCAACCGGCAATTCAGGAATCATGGAAGACACCAGCAGCATGCCTCAATCTACTCGACCATATATCGAGGAACGTATCGAGCACGACGGTTCTGTTTCATATTGCGTTCACGGTCGCGGGATGATGTTCTGCCACCGCGAACGATGGCAGGCAGACGTGAAGTTGCATTACATGCAATGGTCCGTCAGTAATCCCAGCGCACCCTAGGGCGACCCTTTCGTATTCCGAGGTGGATGAAGCCCTTGGGAGCGCCATAGCCAAGGCTATATGGCCAATTCCTATCGCACCATTCTTGGACTTTGTAGATGTCTGCGCCATCAATGTAAAAATCAACGGCTCCAACGCTAGGTGCGTCATAGAGGTGCTCTGAGCTGCTCGCGCCGCCAACGGCCCGGTTCACGGCCGGCGGCCTGTACCCCGAGGTGATGATGATCGGCTTACCACCAAATGCGATCCCCACGCGCTCGAGGAATGCGGCCAGCTCAGCAGCCGTGTCCACCTGGTGCTGGTGATCGAATCGCCTGGCCTCCTGCCCGAGTGCGAATTCGCCAAGGGTGATGTGCGGCGTGATCCGTGCCGTGAACGGGCTGTTGAGCGACAGCTTCGCCGGCTGCTGTTGCATCTCCGGCAGGCCCCAAAGCCGGCCCTCAGCCTGTCGCCGCCGCAGCAGGCCAGCCTCGACGCTGGTGCCCGGGTTGCGATAGAGCAGCATCGCCTCAGGCACCGCTGCCCAGTCTTTCTCCTTTAGCCGCTTGCTGATGGTCTCGAACCCGGTCGAGCCATAGAACCCGCTGCCGAGGTTGTAGGCGAAGCTGATCAGCGCCGATTGCTTGTCACCAGACATGGCGTTCCAGAACGGAACGGTGGCTCGAAGTTTCTCGACAATGCGCTCGATTTCGACATCGAGGAGCTTGCCGGCTTCGATGACCGTGATCTTGTCGCCGCGCTGTACCTTCCGGCCGTCGCTGTACCTGGTGGTGCCATAGCCGATGGTCCAGGGATCACCGCCGCTGAGGGGATCTGGATAGGCCGAAAGATGGCAGCCTTCGAACTCTTTGATAAGTTTTGCTGCAGAATCGTAATTATGCAGCTTTCCGCCTTGTTGCCAGGTCTTGTACCAAGGCTGATCCTTATTAAAGACTTCTGGCGCAACCTTTAACAGCTCTGTTTCTAATTCAGAGATAGCCGCCATCTGGTGTGGCGTGCCGTGTTTGTAATAGCGGAACAGATCGCTCAGTTTGACCATGGTGATTTGATGCTCATGGGGCCACCCAGCAACCGGCTCTGGCCAGTCTGCAGCTCATCATTCACCGGCTCATGGGTGATGACCGGTTGTGGCTCCGCCGGCTGGGCGGCGTGCCAATCTGCCTCAGCTTGATCGATCTTGGCCGGCAGGGTCAGCTCAAACCACCACCGGCGCCAACCGATCTCTAGCGCTTTTTTGCCTTTAGCAGATTCAGGACTTGAAACACCAATTGAATGATGCTGTTGCTTTTGAGGGGCGACAAGGCAATCAGCTCGCTGGCAGCAGCGACACAAACCCAGAAGGCTGGATGGTTCAGAAAATCCACGATTGCTACCGTGTTGTGGTACTTCTATCGTAGCCGGTTGATCTGGTTGCGCTGGCTACATTGAATCCACTGCGGCCCAGCGATGGTTCAACCGGGCGATGAAATAAATTTTTTTGATACAAGGGCTAAAAAGGCTCGGTACAAGCAACATGTCTTAAATTTTTGGAACAATCAGTGCGCTTATTGCAAAGAGCCCCTTGGTCGCTCTGGAACCCTTGATCATATCGTGCCTCGTTCTAAGGGAGGTGAAACGGTTCGATCCAATCTGGTGGCATGCTGCTACTCATGCAACACCAGAAAAGGATCGCTGTCAGAATGGAGAGAATGGTTTAGGGCCCAAGATTTTTGGACCCAAGATTCGGAAGACGCTTTAGACTTGTGGCTCAACGGCTAAGCTCTAGCTTTAGAATACGTTGGCCCTGATCATCCACCCTGCCCTCAAGCGCCGTAATTTGCTTTTCAAATCGAGCCTGGCTTTGCAGTAGGTCGTCCAGTCGTGAAGGCACTGTGTACACCAAGTAGCCGATGCCACCCATGGTGGCACCAGCTCCAATCACAATCAATCCAGCCAGCGCTTCCTGCCGAACGGAGCGCCAAAATCCAGGTTGCGCGTCCATGGCAGGCAGCAATGGCAGCAGTCAGTCTACCGACCCTGCCCTCTCAGCTTCTTGCGGCCACGACGCCGTGGGCGAGATCGCGCTCCCTGCCCAATCGAAGTGGTCTTCGGCGGCCCCACGCGATGCTCAACGCGAGCGGCCCCGGTCTTGGCTTTTACTGCCATGGCATGCCCGCCTGACGGCTCGGATGACGCTGTTCATCAAGCTGCGCCTGCAAGGCCGCCTCGATCTCAGCCACCTTCTCGGGCCCGAACTTGTCCTTCACCCACTGAACGCACAGGTCCTCGGTGAGCTGGCTGAACGGGATCATGCTGCCCTCGGGACGCTCGAGGCCCAAGCTGCCGTAGGCGCCAGCGCTATAGGCCTCGTCCTCGGCTGACACCGTGTAATGGCAAGTGAAAACGAAACCATCGGCCGTCTCCCTCTCGAGCTGGCTGATCTTCCAAGTAAATGTGGTGGCCATGCAATGCCTTTATTCGACGCCAATCTATCAGATTTCTGGCATTGCATACTCTTGCGTGGTGTTGCAGTAATGCTTAAAGATCACCTCGCTGGTATTGCCAGCCCAGGCGGCCACCTGCGGCACGGGGATGCCGGCTTCGATCCAGTGGCTGATGGCCGTGTGCCTGCAGTCGTACGGCCGGTAAAGGTGTGAGATCAGGCCTGCCTGGTGCAGCGGTTGCAGTTTCTTGCGGAAGTAGCTCTGAAATGCCAGCCGGTCCCACGGAAACAGGTAATCGGACTCTCGCGGCAAACTGTCAAGGATTGCTTGACACTTGCCGTTCAACGGCACCCATCGCTTTTTGTTGGTCTTGGTGCTGTCCTTCAGGCCATGGGTCAGCGTCCAGTTCTGATGCACCAGGATCTTGCTGTCCTTGATGTCCGCCCATCGCAGCGCCCGCACCTCGCCGGTTCGCATGGCGGTCTGCAGCATGAACTCGGTGTATTGCGACCAGTTCACGGTCCGATAGGTCAGCTTTGCCTCAAGCGCTGCCAGGACCAGGCCGATCTCATTGCGCGGGATGACGATGATCTCTTCGTCCCGCTGCGGCGCCTTGGGCATCTTGAAGCTGGCCAGCGGGTTGCGGTCCAGGTAGCCGACATCCTCCTGTGCCGCCCACTTGTACATCGTCTTGGTGTACATCGCCACGCGCCGCGATGACAGGACGGGCTTCTGCCCCAGCACCCAGATCATGACCTGCCGCGCCTGATCCAGGTCCTGCACCGGGCAGCGCCTGAGCCACTTGGTGACTTGCCTGTAATCAGATGTCAGGCTGGTTGGGCACAGCGAGATGGAACGCTCTGCGAGGAAGGCGTCCCATAGCTCGCTGACTGTCAGTGACACAGGGTGACTATTGAGTAGGACTAATCAGCAGGCCAAGCCTCATCAGCCACTGCCATCAAATGATCAACGAAGCGTTGAAGCTCTTTTCGGCTGCCGAACTCTTGCTCGTACTCGCCATCGGAGTCGTTACACAGTAGGACTTTGCCGTTTTTGACCCAAGCGTAGTGTTGGTAGACGCCTTCGGTTGGAGCGTAGAAATCTGGGGTCATGGTTCTAATGTAGGTGGCTACGCGACCTCAAGGGCTGCAACTTTGGCTTCCAGGGTTTCGATGCGCTCCATGGCTTCCTGCAGCGCCTTTACCGCCTTCATGTAGAGCACCGAATAGTTGATGCTCTTGGTGACGGTGCCAAGGTCGTTGCCATTTTCGTCACGGTCAGGAGATTCGCTGACAAGGCCGGGAGAAATGAGTTCAACCTCTTGGGCAATTACGCCAATCTGGCGGTGGGTCTGACCCTCTTTGAAATTAAAGTTGCGGACGCGAACAGCTTTTAAGTCATCCCATTGTGAGTTTGCGTCAGCAATGTTCTCTTTGAGTTTGACATCAGATAAAGCGCCATAAGAATTATTTGTGTTTCTAACATCTCCATTTGTTCTGATGGCGATTGATGCTGTTCCTTCGG